GGAACAGCCTTATAAAGAACGAAGTTCCCATTTGTACGAACCAACCAGCACCTGGATTCCACCATTGATTACCCTGGAATAGTAGGTCAAGGCTTGTTTTAGGAATAGCAAGAGGCCTATCAACCTTACCAAAAGACATACGCTTTACCCATTCACCAGGGATGTTAATGTATGTCTTACCGTCTCGTTCTTCTGTAATACCAGCACGGTCAGGTGAGTTGTAAACTATGTCCATCTTGCGGAAAACGGTTGGGTCGTTAACTACAATACGACTCCATTTTTCAGCCACATCAGCAAACGCACCAAAGAATGGGAATGCATAACGCATTGTGTACGCTGCATCTACACGCTCTGATGTGTCATAAACGGTACGACGTAGTTCTGCTCTAGCCCATTGGCGAGCATTGTTCTCCAGTTTGCGTATATACTCTGGTGGAATTGTATCACCAGGATATGTATCGATAGCATTACGGACAAGTGCATCCATGCGTTTACGATAGAAATCTACGAATAATGGTTGACGTACTAGGTTTGTCTCTGGAATTTCGCCAAAGTATTTGTAGAACTTATCGCGGATACCAGATGCATATCGTATTGCTTGATGTGCTCCATTAGCAGCACCTACCTGGGCAGCGTTAACTGCTGGATAGTTTAATGTATCTGTACCAAAAGTCTTCTTAATATCATCATATGTAATCTTGCGAGTCTTTGCTATCTCTTTAAGACCAGAAGCCCATGATGGGAATAGTTCATCAATGTTATCCATGTTTGCTTCTGCAATAGCACGAGCATCTCTACCCATAGCAAGAACACGCATAATCTTACGACCTTCATCGGTCTTCAGCAAGAAGTATTCGGCTTCGCTAATCAGTTGTTCTCTTGGTTTATTCTGCAAAAGAATCTGGGTAATCTTAGAATTACGCACCTGACGGTTAACAACTCGCTCATATGCTTGCGCCCAGTTAGGGTCATCGCCACGAATAACTACGAAATCACCAGTTGTTTCAAACACATTGTTTAACTTGGTGCGAGTTTGAGATAGATGGTCATCTACTAGTCTAGCAGACTCAGCAATGAACTTCTTCTTAATAAACTCAGCCTGTTCAGGCCCAGCACCTAGTGCATCCTCGTAGGTAATACCATCAATGGTACGAAGACCTAGACCAAACTTATCTTTAACCTCTGTTTTACCAGCAAGCATGTTGTCAATGTCAGCAATCTGAGCATCAATTAAGTCTGGGTCATCAGCCAAATCACGCATGGCATCTAGTTCATCTCTATGCGCCTGCAGTTTGACGTCATCGCTCCATTGATACATATCTTCAAGAGATGCATCTTTAAATCTATTGTTGAACATTTTACGAGTTGATTCTCTTAGGCCACCAACAAGGGCTAATGGTCCAGTAGTTGTAAGAATACGAAGGAATCCTTCAGTTACGTTTCTTACTGGATAACCAATACGGGCAAGAACCTCAAACTTAATAAGAGAATCTAGGCCATCAATTAAATCTGTAGCGCCAGCCCTAGTTCTGTAGTATACACCCATTTTATCTGAGCGACGTGCTCTTGATAGACGGTTTAATGCGTTATACATTGTGTCAACATCAAGGACTGGTAGTTGTTTTACCAGTTGTGTCTCATTTAAAGGTAGCGGAACAATGTACTTAAGGTCTTCTGAACCAAGAACAGGGGTAGTTTTTGAACCAACTGGGACAACTCTACCATCATCTAGAGTTTTTGTTGCTCCAGTATAAGCACGCTCACGAATAATGTTATGTGCCTTAGAACGACCACCAGCAAATAGCGACCATGCTGCACGGACATCTGATTCATCAAATCCAAATTGCTTTGCTACAGTATTAAACAGTTCTTGTTCAATCTTCTGGAAAGCATTAGCACGCTCAGCAGCATTTGTTGCTGCAGTATATTCGTTAAATAGTTCTTGCTTACGTTGAACTGTAAACTGCGCCTTTTTTAAATCGTCCTCTAAGCCTTTAATCTCTTTCTTGAGAAGTTTAACCTCATCGGGAGCAAGGGTTTGAGTATTAAGTCTGTTCTTCGCTATATTAATTTGGTTGAGATATGCTTCTTCTTGACGACCAGCGATACCACGAACACGGCTAAGCATGTTATCTACAGTTTGTACTGATTGATTATCAGTAAAGTCAATCCAACCACGAGGGCGCTTGTAGAAGAATCCAGTTAAAACTCGTATTGGTGCTCCTGCTGCACCTGCTCGTAAGTCAATAAACTTTTGACTTCCAGCAAATGCTTGGCGAAGCATAGATGCTTTATTAAATTCAGGAATTCTAGTAGGGTCAAGGATTGCTTCTGCACTTAACTTTGTGTGAAGTTGGCGAAGTTCATCCTCATATAGTGCTGCATTCTCTACAGCCTTCTCTAAGTCAGAGCCTTGGTTAACAAGGTCCATTGTAAGTTGGCCAGTTGCTTTATCTCTACCAGCACCAAAAAACTTTGCTGCGGTAACTTCGTCCTGTAGGTTACCAATCTTGACTGCAATTGAGCGGCTAGATGCCATAAGTCTTGTACCAGCATCAGCGTCACCCATTGCCATCTTAATGATGTCTGCTTTTGTAGCATGACGTAGAGCAGTATCTTCAATCTTATTAGCATCTGCTAAGATATCTGCAAATGATGCAGGGTTTGCTGATTCACGAATAGCCTTAACACGGAATAAATCCGTAGCATCCATACCATCAGTCTTCTTGATAAAGTCGTCAAATGTCGCTTTTACTTTACCAGCCTTGAAACCAGTCTTTTCTCCAGCAAGAATAGCGTTAAGTTCGTTAAGTCCCTTTACGGAATAGTTAATAGCCTTGTAGCCTTTTACTATTTTACCGCCAACAATAGTTGGGTCTAGAACAAATCGAGATACTACGTCAGTACCAAAAGATGTATATCGACCAACCAGTTGTTCTCTAAAGGCTTTTTCCGCCTGTTGCTTGTCATAGATATTGAAATCATTAGCAGCAAAAAGAATATGGTCCTGTAGGAACTTATCTGCTCCAGACAGTTTTCCAAAACTTACAGTCTTTGCGACACCAGAGAATACGTTTTCGATTTCATCTAGTGGTCTTCCAAAAACTGTACGCATAATAGAACGACCAGTAGAAATATCATGAGCCTTATCCCAGGTCTCTTTAACTTTACCAAAAGAAAAGTCATCATTCCAGATAGGATTGTTTTTCTCAGGTAGAGTAAGGCCAAACGATACTGCTTGTGTTGTAAAATTATATGCTTTTTCTAAACCAATAAATACTTTACCCCAAAAGCCTGGTTCATCTTTAGGCTTATTAGGTGTCTTTGTATTGTAAGACGCAACTGCTTCAGCCCTGTTTTTAGGTGGAGTAGATTTACCCATATCCAATGGCAATGCCATAGATGAGTTGACATTCCATCCAGCATAGTAAGTATTAAATGCACCCATCGTATCAAAGGCAGAAGGATTTTTAGATTTCTGCAAATCTTGATACGCTTTTTGTGCGGCTTCTCTTTCGCTCATAGCAGATTAGCCCTTAGAATTCTCACATAATTACGGAACGCTTGTGATGAATTTGGGCTTTGTGCTGCAACCTCCAAGGCAGGTAGATAGGAAAGTAGTCGTTGTTTATCAGAATCTGTATCTGTGCTAGTTGGTAACATTAAAGCCTCTGTTCCAGCACCAGCACCAAGTGCTGCGCCATCAGTTACTGGCACATCTGGTTGCTCTGTCGGAGCAGTAAGTGGGGTTACTTGTGGCATAGAATCAATTGGATTCATTAATGGAGCAGTAACATTACCAGCCATTGGTGCTGCTTGTTGCTGTTGCATTGTAGCCTGACCTTGTCCGTAACCTAAACCTGAATAGTATTTTGCGGATTGTGTACCGCTTTGTCCGTTTCCACCAGTAGCAGAAACATTTGTTGGACTATATTGTGGTCCGCCGTTAGCGCCACCGCTTCCTTTTCCACCCATTGTTCCTCCTACTTAGAATACTGTATTTTAGTTACTATTGGGCCACCTGTATAGATATCCCATTTAGTTGCTATGTCTATTGCTTTCTTAATAATTTTTTCTGCTTGTGTTGCAGTTTCAACCCTGTCAACTCTAAGTGCTTCCATAACACCAATAGCGATGTCCCCACCGCTACCAGAGTAATAGATACCGCGAACATCACGGTCCCAAGAGTAATCCTCAAAAATAGGATAAATGATTCCGCGAATGCTAATAAGAAATTGTGAATCATGCGCTGCCGCATCGCCGTCCTCTTTCATGTCGTAACCTGCGTCAATAAACAATTTGCGCATGGCAGGTATAAATTTCTTAGTTACGAATAAATCTAAATCTTCATTTGCTCTAGGCTTTGGTGGTGTCCATCCATATTGTAACAGATTTGAACCACGTCCTGCTCCAGAACCTGCAATTAATATTCCGTTGTTCTCAACAATCTTTGGCGTAGCCATATCAATTGGACGACCAGAATCATCTGATGAGCGAGAATCGCATCCAATGACAGACCATCCGTCGCCTTGAATAGCAGCAAGTGTTGTCATTGTCCCCTCCTACTACTATCGTCTACGAATTGTTCTTACGCTTGCGTTTGCCTGTCCTCCACCAGTTAGACTTGACAATAAACTTTGTACGTCAGGTGGTGCTGCTGGTGGCATCTCCATAGGAGATGGACCTCCTACTGGAGAGGAGGGAGCAGGGGACGGTTGCTCAACCTGAGGCGCTGCTCCAGCAGGAGGAACTTGTTGTTTAGGTGCGAATGTTTCTTCAATCGCATCTTCGATAGCCTGTCCCTTTTGTCTTGATTTAATAACTGCAGCAATCTTAGTTACAACCTCAGATGGGTCTTGTCCTTGTGTTGCCATTTGTGGGATTGCTTGAGTATATGCCTGAAGAGAAGCAAGGAGTGCATTACGCATATCTTCAACTTCAATCTTCTCTTGTTCTTGACTGACGTTGACATTAAATGGAAGTTCACGCATTGCCATATCTTTGGAGATAAGTTTACCACCAAGTGCCTGAAGCATAAAGATAAGACCTTGTGCTGGATTTAATCCTGCTAACATTCCATAACGAACATCAGCGGAGTAATCTCCCTTAATATCTTTGCTTGGCTTGTACTCTAATGCATAAGGTGAACCAGCATCTACGCCACGAATTGTCTTTTGTATATCAAAAATTGTTTCGTCTACTTCAAAGCATAGACGTATTACATCTCGAAGAGCCGTCGCAAATATTGCTTGCGCACTCTTGACCTGAGTATCAAATGCTCCCATAAGTGCCTGGACGCCTTGACCCGTAACGATAGACGCATTAACGTTACCTGTTCGTCCTTCTGGGTATCTAGCACCAATTCGGAGTTCTTGATTGAGCAAGTTCTGTTCTGTGAACGCTCCTTGCGGAATTGTGAGTTCCACTCTTCGGACTCCTGAAGGAGTGTTTGTTCTGATAACTGCGTCTCCGCCAAGTTGTAGTTCTTGTACATCCATTGGTACGACGATAGGAGACTGAACAGATTTCTCAGCCGCTTCCATAGCAAGCATAGCAAAACGATTGCGAAGCAACTGGATACCAATAACATCATCAAATTGTCCACGCATCTCTCCATCAACAGTAGGACGTTTAGCAATGACAACCATCATCTTGCCGATTGGATTTTTAGCACGAGAAAGAACTAAGTTCTCACGGCTTGGTACGTATACTAAAGATTGGTCTTTATCGTAATAACGAACAATCTCAATTAGAGTATTGGTGTCTTGTTTAAAACCTGAGCGTCCAAGTAATTGAACTTCGTATTCAGGAAATTGAGCAGCCAATTCTCCAAGTGTTAATGAGTATACTTTAGCAAAAGATATGCATCGCCCGTAGCGGTCAAACTCAGGATAAGCCATCCGAGGGTTTTCTACGCGGATGCGAGGCATCTTCGCTTCGTCATCCATTTCAATAATGAATGGGACGAAACCATAAGTTACATAATAGTCCGCACCTGTGTACATGTGGACTTGCAAATCTGAGTGATTAAAATAGTTTGATGCAATGCGTGTACGATTGTCAGCAAACTTACGAGCACGGTCATTTACCTGAGAAGCGCTAGAGCAGTTAACTGCAGGCAGTGGAGCCATAACCTCAGAAAGGTCACGGGCTACAATGTCAATGAAGTTTGCTACGACATTTGAGTCTACGCCTTCAGGGAAAAAGTCTGGGTATACTTCAGCAATTTTGCCTTGACGGACAGAGAGGATGTCACCTGCGCGAGCATCGCGCTCTGCAGAACGATACTTCAAAGAAGCAACGCGTGCAGCAATCTGCTCAATATTAAGTGCCATTTATATCCTAACCGTAAGTTTCAGACCATTGCTCAGCAAAGGCCTCATCTAAATTAACAGAGTATCTCATGTCCTTTTGTCTACGAGTAGCCCATCTATTTGTAGAGTATTTGGTAGCAAAGGAACTTTGTTGCATTAATTCACGTACCCTAATGATGGCAAACCAAAGTGCCATAACGCAGTCAGTAGGATTCTTAGTATCTGGTTTCCAAGTAATTAACTGTTGTGTCAGAGACTTC